CCCGGAGTCTGCATTATTATCATAATAGGTATAGAAATAATCGCCAATATGCTCACTACTCCCGCCTGAAATATCAACTGGCAGCATCTGCCCCTCTACTAACTTACTCGCATATCCATCATTTTCTGCAAGATTTCCTACAAGATTATAACCTGTTTCAGTATCATCAGCAAAATTAGCCGGGTCTTTCGCCTGAAAGGCCCTCGATCCCTCTGCGCTACTATTATGGATATTAAGTCCATCTTGCCATTCCCAAATGTGCCCCAAAACATCTCTCATGTGCCATATTACAGCCATCTGAGTATTCAATGTAAGTGAGCCGGTGCCCCAACTATCAACTGTAACAGGAATTTCACCAACTCGTACATCAGCCGTATTGGGATCACCTGGTGTAGCAGTTATTGTGCCTGCACCATAATCGCTTGCCGCTCCTCCATCTGCTGTCCAAACCGGGTAATATCCGTTGTAATCATCCCAATCTCCGCCACCGGCATTCGTTGCTCCTGTACTTATATCTTCCTGAGAGTTCAGGTTGAGTCTTTCAGCAACTAACAAGTGCCAGATCACGTTATAATAATAATAAGGGGTTATGCACCACCCGCTGCCTATATTTGCAGCCTTTCCGCGATACCAGCTTCGTGTCTTGTTCGTTTCCGGGGTAACATTTGAAATGCTTCTGAGAATATCATTCCCAGAATCATAATAAGCTGGATAGATGCCCATAAAAAAGCGTGGAAATCTGGTGTAGCCGGGAAGCTGATATAGGGAAAATTTCCAATCCTCATAAGTGTTCGACCCGTCAGACCAAACATCATACCTGTAATAGAAAGGCTCGAATACTGTCATCACTTCACCGTCTGTACCATCGAGATTAGAAGCCTCAGCTGAGCCTAATTTTTTCGTTAGGTCATTCCCGGTGGAACCACCAAGTTTGTAGTTAATTGAACCATCGTGATTGACAACAGCAGGGTAAATCCTGTCGGTAGATGATACAGGCTTATTAGCTATAGTAGTGGAATCACTGCCTATCTCTGTTACAAGAGTCTCGGTTTGGCCTTTGATTAAGCGGAAGCCATACCAACCACCAGACGCTTTGCTAGACGCACCAATTGTATTTGTATTGCCCCCTATTGTATTACCTGATATATTCATATTATTAGTATTTCCAAAGTATTACATGACCATTAGTACCTATTTCAATAGATTTAAAATGAATAGGTAGAAATATACCTGTAGGCAAATAATTAGACAGATCATCTGAAGAAGTCAGTTCTGAACCATTAAGTTCATAACCATCGTCAGTAGTTAATGTCAAAGAATCAGGTGAAGCAGTTACTGTCAAACCATAAAAGTCACCTGTATATGTATCAGCTGTACTAACAAAATGAGCACCTGATTTTGCATATGACATATTAATACTCTTTTTACTTTCTCTTTCTAATTGATTCATATTCTAATATTTTTATTGTTGTTGTACACGTTGTGTTTCAGCGTTAGGACTTAACCTATGTGAACTATCATTTGTATTATCACTAGGTGACTGAGATTCAATATTTAACTCTTGTTGTAATATCATCTGTTTAAGTATAGGCACCTTATCTTGTGGTAAAGGGTAATTAGTACGCCAATCAGTTTCATTAGTATCTTCAATTTCTAATGGATTCTCAAATATACCACGTACATTAATATACTTAAGCTCCTCGGCATTCAGTACATATACATATTGATTACGAAGAGCAGCTATATTATCTTTACTGGTATACTTACGATACTTTTGATGCTCTAACCTATTATAAGGAACTACTTGTAATTGCTTACCTAAAGTAGTACCAACATAAGTTACACCACTTTTCTGAGGTAAATCAAGAGTCTTAGGTAGTTTATTTTTAGTCCTTAAAATATAAGTACCAGATCCTACAGGAGCATCTTCAGACTTCTCAATAAAATCTAACTCCATATTATCCATCTCTTGAATATAGTCCTGATTAATCTGATAACCTTTACCTAAGTCCCTACGCATCAAAAGAGCCCTATACTGATGAATCCAATCTTCAATCTGACGTTCAGATATGACTTCACTCTGAGCTATCTTTGAGCCCCTAATAATCAGCAATAAGTCCTTTGTTAATTTATCTAAATTTATACCCATATTATTTCATTTAGATAGCTACAGCTATAATAGCTAACATTTGTACACCATTAACTATATAGCTTACTATTTTATATTTCTCTTGTCTAGTGGCTTCGTCTTGATATTGTTCATACAAGTCTTTATAATTGACATTAATAGCTTCAAGTGTGTCTATCTTATATTCTAACGAATCATTGATAGACTCTGTAATCATCAATTCTTTTGACAACTTACTATTAACACTGTCTAAAAATTCAACCTGATTATCTAAATTATCAATAACCTCACCACGTTTCTTATAGTCTACATGTTTCTTAACTATATCACGTACTGTAGTATCTTGAAAAGCAATATAGATTGTATCACTTATACGTTCAATCTTATAACCAGTACCTACATAATTAGTTACAATGTATTTAGCTAGTGAATCTAATGATAGACTATCTACACCAGTTTTTAAGCTATCATATTTATTCTCAATTTGTATACGCTCATCACGTTCATTAAGCCACAAATGTTTATACCTATCAACTTGTTTAGATACTTCAGCTTTTTCATCTTCTAAAGCAAATATAGCTGAATCAGCTGATTGTATATAGTCTTCATAAATAGCTACTTTATCTTCAAGTTGCTCAATCTTATTTTGGTTGACTTTATCTTCTTGATGGTTATTGTATTGAGTTATACCAAACATAACAGAACCCAACACAATGATACCAACCAACAAATTTTTAATGCTTTCCATCATCTTTTTTAATAGTTTTATTATTACCAAATTTGTCACCTACTGTTTCAGCAGTGATGGCAGCAAATGCAGAAGGTAAAGCTACAGTCCAATATGTATTGTCTTTAGTATAAAAACTTAAACCAGCTGCTAATACTATTGCTAGAAAACCAGCTAATTTTGGTGTAGTTACCTTTAAATTAGTACTAAATATTTTAGCCTTCATAGTATTTATATTTAGTGTAGCCATCTTCTTTATAAGCTACTAGAATTTCATGTCTATTGTCTTCATTATAATCATAGCTTACATGTACCCATTCAGGCTCCCCTTTGTCATCAGGGAATTCAGATATTAATTGATCGAATCTAGTACTATGTAATATAAAATCAAATATCTGCTTATTAGTTATAGACCTATATACATCTGCATCTATATCTATAGCTTCACCAGTAACATGTTGACTTGAATCTGAACCGCCTATTTTATCATTAAGTTTAGGTGAGCGATAGAAGCTAACCACAGCAATAGGTACTTTATAGAAAGTACGCAATGGTTCAAATATCTTATTAGCTACTTTTTTCATACGCTTAATAGTTTTACTATCAGGAGTATTATCTATATTAAATTTAGTAGCTGTATAAGACTTAGTAGCTTCTTTATATGATATATGTTTACTTATTTTATCCATATTAAATACCTTGAAATACGAACCTAAGTAGCAAAGTAACCAATGAAGCAACAATTGTAGCTCCACCATATACAGTCCATTTAAGCTTTTTAAGCTTATATACCTCTTCCTCAAGATCTTTCACACGTTCAATAAGTCCTTTATGCTGATATTCATTCCCGAGCAAAGCGGTTTTAATCTCAGCGATATCATCTTTAAGCATTTTGATAATACCGTTGGGTATATTAAACATTTCTTCTGTTTCTTCTATTTGATTATAATCAGATTTTCTTTTTACTTGTTGACCCATACTTATACTTCTAATTTAAGATTTAAATTATATTGTGTTCCACATATTTTGTTAATATGAGTAATAATATCTTCCATCTGTGCTCGGGTGAAAAAGTTTATATTTTCATCTTCTTCATTCTCTTCGTCATAATCTTGAAGTGTATATTCATTAATTATACTGATAAAAGCATTAAGCAAATTCAATTCTACCATCTTATTTTCTAGACCTGATTTACCTAACGCTTTATCTTTAGCAAGTCTTTCAGCTTTTTGGGATGAATACCAATATAATTGAAGCTTATAATTATCAAACTCTTGTTGCGTCATAATTATTTAGTTTTAGCCAAAGGATTCTTTTTACCTTCAAGAATAGCATTAATCTGACCATAAATTAGAATACCATATACTTTGGGTAGTTTTTCCTGAAGCCTAACAATCTTTTTATTCTCAAGTTCAACTTCCTCATTTGTATTATTCAATTCTAAGAAAATATTAAAGTCTATATCTTTATTATTCTTAGAATCATCAGTTTCAGATAGTGCTATATTTTTAAGAAATATCCTCAACTCTGGGGTTATAATTTGCTCATTTTCTTTTACTGTAAGTTTATTTCCAGACGTATCGTAGAGGTTCTGTGTTAAATCTATTTTCATTTTTATTTAGTTTTAGGTTATTCTAGAATATACGTGTAATAAGGATTTTTGTTACTTAATATTACATTATTATAGACCCGTTCCAGCTTGATCAATATTACAAACTGCATCAGATACAGTAAAATTGTCCAAACTGATCGTCACATTGCCCAATCTAGGGAATGAAGAATTGTACTTTGCGATATATACGGTGATAGTCATACTTCCGTAGCCACTGTAACTCGAAAGATTTATCCAAGATTCACTTGTTGTTGCTGTCCATTTGGCTCCTGATGGATTGGTTGTTATTTGAAGGCCGAACGATCCTCCAAAAGATTCAAAATGCTTACTTGTCGGATCTACTGAAATTGATACATTGTTATGAGATCCATAATTCCGAAAATAATATAACTTAAAACCTCTCTTATCCGAAGCATTTGAATCAAAACCACTAGGGACATAATCAGAATCAAAATAATCATTTTGTGCTTGATCAAAACAATCTACTAAAGTAGTCTGATAACCTCCAAAAGCTCCATCAGAAACATCTTGTAAAGAAAATGTACTAGTATCAGGTACTCCCATATTATTCCTCCAACTTTTTTACACGTTGTTCAAGCCTTGATATTTTAGAAAGTAAAAAATCTATATAAGATACAGTTAAATAACCCTTGCTGTTTTTATTTACTAAATTAGGATAAAATTCTTGCAATTGCTGTGCAGAAACACCATATCTAAGTCTATCACTTTCTTTAAACTTAAACTGAATAAAATCTACATTATCAATATCCTCATTTTGTATTCTTTCAACATCCTTTTTTAAGGTTATATCTGAATTTAATATAAAATCTCCTGCTGTTATTTCGTAGCTTCCTATATCCACATTTCCATTCGCACTTAAATTATTAACATATAATGTTCTAGTACCCATGGATGTTACATGACCATGACCATCTATATAAATATTATCTATAATAGTACTTCCACTTGTATTTATATCACCTTGACTAGAAGTATCTGAATGTGAGATGGTGGGGTGTGATTCATTTCCCTTTCCTCCACTAATACTAATACCACTACCCGCATTTACGTTATAAGCATCCCATAAAACTGCTGTACCATTTCCACCCCAAGAACCCAAAAAACCGATAGAATTATCTCTTCCTATTTCTCCATCATTAACATCTTCAATATTTGAAAATTTAACATGGTCTACATCTCCATTTTCAATTGCATTTCTTGCTTCTGAATCTGTATAATAATTTGCATTACTATCACCTGTGAAACCTAAATTAGATAATGTTAAATTTCTAGTACTATATGTAGCATTTGCATCTGTTACATGACCTTCTGTATCTGAATTTATATTAAAATTTAAATCACTAATTACTGTAGCTCCACTCAAAGCTCCCGTATCTACAGAGGCATTATCCCCCGAATGTGAAGGGTGTGAATAGTTATTAAAATTATTACTCACCCATGTTTCAGTTGCTACTGTATTATCAATACTGATCGTACCGGAGGAATAATCAATACCTGTACCACCGGAAAGATGAGCGTCAACATCGCTATCAGTATAATAATTATGTGATGCAGTAGAACCGTGATCTGTATCGTTATTTATTGCATTTATTGCATGAGAATTGTCATAGTAATTATTTGATGTCCACGGTGTTGTCCCATCATCTAATTTAGCACTCCTTAGATTGTTAACTTCTGATGATGTAAAGTTATCTGCAGGAATTGTTGAACTATAAGCTATACTTGGTTTATTTGCCAAATCAGTATAATCACCGCTGAAATAATTATGTGATGCTGTACTACCATGATCCCCGTCATTATTTATTGCACTTATTGCATAAGAGTCATCATAATAATTGTTTGATGTCCAAGGAGTTGAACCATCTGCCAATTGATTTGCTTGTAAGTTGCTTACTTCAGTTGAAGTGAAAGCATCAGCTGCAATAGGTGTAGTATATTCTGGTGCAGTTAAACCTAAATCACTGTAAGTATAAGAGTATTGGGTAATGTCAGATTTATCTATAGAAGATAAGACAGAAGTCCAATCACTATTAGTTATACCCCCTTCTAATCTATATTTTTGATCACCAACTACATATACCTCAAGACCTTCATACCTTTTAACATCAGATATATTGTCCCTTTCTGTGGTACTTGAAACCACAGTCCTCAGATCAAGAGGTTTTTGTAATGAAGCATTAAATCCGCTACTTAGAGGTATTCCAGCCATAATTATTAATATTTATAAGTTATTTTAAAATCTGTTTGAGTAGTTAAATTATTAAACTCATACACTTTATAGATTTGATCTGTACCATCTAACATAGAAAAGGTCTCATCAGTTTCAGTAAAATCACCTATAATTTCAAATCCGTTAGAATCTAATATAGAGCTTAATGAACCATAACTAGCAGGATAAGCAAAATAATATACTTCAGATGAAGGGGATTCATAAACTACTTTATTAGATTTAGACTCAATAAGTTTAGTTAGGTTTTGTACCTCAGATGGAGTTAAACCTGGAGCACCAGTACCATGATAATAAGGGTAAACAAAATTGTAACTTTCAGAGTCACTTACAGTTTGAGTACCATCACTAACATCTACACGATAAGTTGTATTTGAAGAAACTCCAGTGCTATCTGTATAAGTTTCAGTACCACCAGAAGCTGAAGGACTAGATACCACATGTATAGATGAGCCATCCCTAAAAAATTCAACTGAAGTTATATCATTAGTATTTTTAGTTGTATTAGCTGATAAATCTACAGACGTAATGTTATCACCATATTCCCTTAAGCTATTTGTAGGTGTAACACTCAAATTAACAGATGGAGCTATATAAGGATATAAAAGCTGATCAAACATTTGAGTCATAGTTTCATCGCTAAAAGTATCACCAGATTCTATACCCCCTAAATCTTGAGGTACTGGAGTACTGTTAGTATATGTTTGTTGGCTTACTTGTATTAACCTATTACTGCTCATACTTTATATCTCCTTAAATAATTTCTATAACTAAATACCCTATCAACCCATTTTATATTTTCTTCACCAGCTTCTTGAATTAAATTTTTTAAATAATCATATTCTTCAGCATATAATCTTTCATTTTCCCATTTAATATGTTTATATTTTGAAGGTACAACTATTTGAGCTGTATCAATATACGCTGGCTTTATATATTTAATATCAAATTTTTTAATTCTCCTTTTCCTACTGGCTGAAAACTGATTAAATATTAATATAGTATTTTCATCACCATAGGTTTCTATTTTCTCTAAAAGCTTTGAATGTACTAGATTATCATCATCTAAATAATAAATCCATTTCCCTTCAGCTAATTCTAAACCTTTATTTCTCTGATCACTCCCATAAGCATAACCACCTTTTTGATGTACTAATTTAATAGGAACAAAATCTTCATAAAGTTTAATTCTGCTATCAATACTATCAGAATCATATACAATAATCCATTCAACTTCATTACTCCCCATTTCTAATATAGACCTATACATTGCAGGGAGATTCATTGGTCTTGTACAAGGAGTTATTATACTTAATTTAAACATATTACCAAGCTATATTCAACCTATTTACAAAAATATTTGAACTCCCACTAGTAGCATCATAACTTCCTACCATACTATCAGACATCCAAAAAAATCTTACTTTATCAGTAGTAACACGCTTAACTTTACTTACAATACAATTATTTCCATAAGTATCGTGTTTAAAAGAACCTGATACTGGAATAGACTCATTTACAGATAATAATGAACTGAAAGCACTAAATACTTCATCTTCTGTAGGCTCAAATAAATCATCAATAGAATTATGATAATTATTTACTAAATTATACCATTGGTTTCCGTTATAATAATACAATCCATCAGGATCTGAAGAATGGTTCTTTAATCTCATTATATACCCTTCAAAAGGATTTGAATTGTAAGTAGAACTATCAACAAACTGTAAAGTATTATCCAATGTCATATAATTATCTCCTACAGTAAACACTTGCTGAGTACCATAGCCTGTAGTAGATTTCAACCTGATATCACTGTATGATTCTACTTGAAAATCAGCATACCCTGCCCAGCTGTATGTCTTAAGTAAGATACCAAGATTATCTTTACCTATACTAAATTGGTCTGCATAATCTCCTCCTCCTGTATCGGCACCAAATTTAATCCAATCAAACGCTGGCCAACCGTCATATGTTTCTGTACTTTTAATCTTAAATAAAGTAGTATCTTCAGCAGAAACATTGTAACCAAAAGTATTTAAACTATCATCCCATACTAATCCTGTACCACCAAAACTACCACCATTGTTATATTGAACTTGACCATCAGTACCACCCGGTGAACCACTACCAGAAGGAGCATCAGTCAGCTCGATAGCATCTCCAGCAGAATTCACTTTTAACCATTTATCTGCTGTAAGTGAAGGAAAATTACTAAGTTCAGAAATATTATGATTAGAAAGTACAGTAAGATCATTAGGGACATCCATTACTACTTGATTACTACTGTCATTATAACTAGTAGAAATATTAGTATGGTTAGTATGATTAATTAGTGGTGCCGCATAATCTTGAACTTCTTCTTGTGATAATTGTGTATTATCAGTTGCATATCTACCATCTAAATTAGTTGATATACTAGCTAAACCTTCGGTTCTATCTAATGTTAAATCACCACTAGCACTATCAAATGATATTAAATTTACTACACCATCAGCTGAACCACTACTCCCACCTAAATCTGTTAAATCATAAGGTTCTTCTATAGCTATAGTAGCTTGACCATTATATTCTATTAAAACTGATTGTATAATGTCAGATTCTGGTTTAGTGCCTGTTACTTTACCTGCAGTATCTTGAGATAGAAAATAGTACTCACCAGCAACTAATGAAGAACTAATATCATCTGTTAAAGAACTTGAATCTATTAAACCTGTTTGATATAAATAAAAATTATCATCGTCTATCTTAACAGCAAAATGTGTAGCACACGTATCAGCTGAATTTGCTTGAGCTTTAACCCAATTTGTACCGTTAAAATAAATAAAATGACCATCAAAGCCATGACTTGTTTGGTTTACTTCTGGTACTGTATTTGCACTTCCACCTGATGTAAAACTAACCCAAGAGCTACCATCATACCCTTCAAAATCTGAACCAGTCCACCTAATAGTACCTGATACATTACTTGTGGAATCCCCTATTTGTATACCATTGTTTAGAGTTAATGAATCAAAAGTAGGTGTACCATCAGTGTGTAATGCAGTTAATTGAGCATTAGTATCATGCAATGCATTATAAACAGATTCTGATACATGGTATAAATCAGCACTACCATATAAATCAGTTAAATTATTATGACTAGATACACCTGATATTGTGAAAGGTATATCAAATGCTGATTGAACTATACCAGTATCTTCACCTTTCTCTATAATAATACGGCCTACTAATATTGAATGAAACTTAATAATATCAGGCACATCACCCCTAGGTTGGGCTTCTTGAGCATCTGTTAATTTGTTATATTGCTCATCATGCATTATATAACATGCAGCTTTAACAGTATTATTCTCAATTGCCCTATATACCCATACTATAGTATAACGATTATTATTTAAAGTAGCTAGACCAGTTGTAGGGTTATATTGTGTATTATTATATTGTGTAGTAGTATCATCACGTTGCCATGTAGCACCGTCATAGTAATAAAAACACCACGTATCTACTGTAGAATCAAAAGCTTCAATACCTATTCTTTGAGCACCTTGCCATATATAACCACTACTTATAGATACATTACGGGTACCAAATTCTGATATATTCAAACCCTTTTCACGCTCAAACCTATATATGAATATATCCTTCTTGTGTAACCTATTTACAAGACCATTAGCTAAATGATCCCAATCTAGTTGCCTTTGTACTGTATTATTTTCAGCATAAAAAGTATATATAGGTACTTCATCAGATTCACTAATTACAGTTTGACCTGTACCTATTTTATATTTAGGTGAACCACTATCATAAGCTGCATATACAAAATTTGTTTCTGCATCTGTAAAACTTAAGGTAGCTTCAGGTATAGTATACTCATATATACTACCAGTAAAATCTGGTGTAGTAAATAACCTAACATCAGCTGTACCTACAGTAACAGTACCATCACCATTATCAGTAAATGTTGGTTTATCAGCAGCAATACCTGTACTATTAAACTGTGAATGATACCATGATATAATATTATCCATATAGTTTATAGTATCCCTAGCAGAATCATGTAATCTGCGTATTTGAGATACAGATAAACCTATATGACCACCAGTAAGCTCTGATACAAACCCAATCATATCTTGATAAGGGGCTTTAAAAGAAGCTTCAGAATACTGCTGACCTTCGTTTATATCATATACTTCAACCGTATTAGTACCAGAGTCAATTATATCTACAATCTTATATAAATAACCCAAGTAATCAACTAAATAAAGGCCGGTATTTAGAGTACCAGCCCCTTTATCATTTAAGTTCTTAACAGGTAAAGTACACTCATAATAATGAGCACCAGTTGAAGATAAGCTTACATCTTGTATTTTAGTTTCCCAGCTTATGTTAGGTACATATATCATATTAAGCGAATATTAGGTGTATTTTTAGGGTATATACTTCAGTTGTTAATGAAGCTAATTCTACTTTACCATTTGTAACATCATTTGCTAATTTAGTATATGCTGCATCGCCTACTAAGCTTACATATATATCTGGACTTGTAGTTGATTTATACATAACCCTAGCCTCAAATACTGGCTTAGGATTGCCGCTTGAATCGGTTATATCATGATTTATAATGAGGTCATCAGGATTGTCTTGAGTAACACCACCAGCTGAACCATCAGTTAATGTCCAACCTTCTGGATATTGATCTGAAGTTATATTTGCTACACGTTGTGTGGTAGTAGCATATGCTGGTAATTCAACTTCAAATACTTTACCACGTTCAGTCTCTTCTTGACTATAAGGTACACCAGATAGATTTAAATTCCATGAGCTGTAAGTACCAGTACCACGTTTATGTGTTATAACTAAATCTATAGTAGTACCACCAGTATAATTATCTACTTCAGCATAAAACCTATTACTATTTGTATTAGCTACAACTATAATTTGGCCAGCTGTATAACTCATACCATCATCAGCTATATTAACTGTAATAGTTGAACCAACTGTAATAGTATCTAAGTTTATAGAATCTGAACTAGTGGTAGTATATACAGCACCAGTGAGTGTAGTTATATTAGACCATGTTGATTCACCTGCAGTTTTATAATATATATCATTTGTATTAGTATCAATATAGTTGACATTATATGCCCTTACAGATGAATCAGTTGGGGAGCCTGTACCATATATCCATGCATCACCATTTTCAACTAATGTCTGCCAAGCTGTACCATCATATACATATGACCTACCTTCAGTTGTATTATAATAAGCATCATTTTCTGATGGACTACTAGGAGCTGAAGCATAACTACCTAGCCAATTAATTGATACACCGTCTGCACCATCTGCACCTGCAGGGCCAGTATCACCAGTGTCGCCAGTATCACCTTTAATATTACCTATGACAGTCCAAGAACCTGATTGATTCTCATACAAGTCATAATTATCTGTATTGATGTATAAATCACCATCATTACCACCAGAAGGGGCACCAGAAGCTGCAGAAATAGTATTACCATCTGTACCATCAGCCCCAGCTGCACCATCTATACCATCAGCACCATTAGTAACTACAAAATCTTTAATTGTACTATCGGTATACGTAATCCTATAAGTGTCAGTAGAACCCGCATCACCAGGTGTATCATTACCATCACTATCTGATAAAAATACTATAGATGTTATACCACGGCCATCTTCACCAGCTGGACCTTGTTCGCCAGATACATCACCAGTAGCTGAATAATATGAAATATCCCACTCATATGATGGGACATAATTAGACTGATACTCAACTGACTGATTTATTTCATCAATATCAACAGTTGAAGTTACAGTTTTATAATCATAATTTGGCTCATTAGTCTTAATTACTGTAACACTCATTTATATAGGGGTTTTTGCATAACCTCTGTAGTGAGGCTAATATAGTTTTAATCTCACTTATTTGACCGGCAGCTGCTGAATATTCCATTGACTTCAGGTAGGTGTACATGAAAATAGCACGTTGTACTTTCTTATTACTGCACACATTACAGTTGTGTACATCAGGGATTAACCTTAGTATATTGTATACACAATACCTAACATTGTAGTCTAATAGTGTATTATAAGCCACTGCATCTTCATTGTCTGCATTGTAGTCTGCTTTATATACACCATCTGAAAACTTATCTGTAGACTGCCCAACATCACTTGGTTTAACATCAACAGACTCATCCCCAGGTGTAGACCAGCTAGATATATCTATACTATAACTAGAATCACCAAATGTAATAGATAATGTAGCACCTGTAAGATCTGTACCATCATCTGATACATCTGAAATACGCAGCGTCTCACCGTTATCAATTTGTTCAAAATCTAATTTTAATGCCATATCGCTTTATTTAAATAAAAAAGGGCAGGGTGCTATACCCCACCCTTATATTTTACAGGTTAATTAACTATTAACTAAAAGATACATTAGCAAATCCTTTAGGCAATGAAGCCATCCAGGGGTTCAATACAGCCGTTACTGAATCATGTCCTGCAGACGGAGATGTACTAGTTTGATCTGCACCATTAGGTAAATAGATTTCAGTAGTAAGAGGTTGAGTCTTCTCATACTGATTATCAGCAGCAATGTAAGGAGCCATATGCTCAATTACAATTGTATCATACCAAGTATCAGTGTCTACATCAAGAGTAGGCTTAATAATTGGGAAATATGTACGATTAGTAACACCTTCATAACTCTGTGCATGCTTTTCTTTATCACGTACCAGCAAGGGGTTACCGTTACCAGGATGTGCTTGGGTATTATAGGTAATATCAACATCATCAAAATTCTTAGAAGTCAAGAAAACTTCAAAATTAACTTGGTGATATTCATCAATAGCATCCTTAGTATCATCTGCTACAGCTTTACCTGTGATTACTAGGTCATTACTGCCGTCTTCACTAGCAGTAACACGTGAGGGCTTAGTATTATTAATACGCTTAACAAAGTCATCTACCAATGTAGCAGTAGTTCCATCACTAGAAATTACCCTAAAATCTTGGGCAAATTGTCCAGGATGTACTTCTACGTCAGTATAAACAACTCGAATAACATATTCTTCCCCTTCAGTAGGACTAAAGCTAGAAGCAGTTTCAAGGTCAATAGTAGCTTTACGTTCAGTAGCAGAACCATCAGTATCTAGACCACGATAACCACTTACAAATTTACCCTTAATAGGGTTGGACCATTTAATCTTACGGATACCTGTAACTTCAGTTCCATCAGGCAAAGTTACATCATAAGTTTCACCAGTTCCTACACCAATATAAATTGTATCAGCATCGGAAATGGTAGAACTAGCAGAAAGCAACGAACCATGCCCATCAGTTACGAATACCTCACCTTCAGCCAAATTTTGACTAGCAGTTGCGGTGATATCGAGATTTTCTGTGCGAGCGATGTCCTTACCAATTAATACACTATTTACTCGTCTCATTTTATATAAATTTTATTTGTACTCACTTATTTTATTCACTTTCTCTTTCTTCGATAGTATGGGTTTGATACCTCGGATTCCCGGTATTCTCTAACATCATGTTAGCAGCTTCTTTAATTATTTCGTCGTGTACCATCTGAGGTAGATCTATAGTCTTTCTAACTTCACCACTAGTTGTTGTGAAATCAGTTTCAGATGTACCAACGAAAGTATCTCCAGGATTATAATCAGTACCATTATATTCAACAGTACCTTTAGTTACATCATAAAGTACACCTTCCTCAATATTACCATTAGTTACTTTATTGATAGAAACTTCCTGTGGAGACTTCAAATATTTTAAATAATAGTGTGTAATACCATATTCACCATCTGTAGTAAGTATAACTTGATCTTGAGTAAATAACCTTAAAGGCTTAGCTTGTTTGTTATAAAATATATATTCACTATATGGATTTGATAATTGAAAAGTATAATAGTCTGAAGTAGTTTCAGTTATACCTTGCCTCTTTGTGGTACATTCATACACACTAGGAGTACTGCTGGATTCTATATTATAGTTGCCTGCAGTAGCTTCAAAATAATCCCCATCTGAATACTCAGTACCATCATGGGAAATAGTGCCACCTTCAACTTTATACCACGTACCTGCAGTTAAATTAGAATTCCCTGTTGACTCTGTAGCAGTTGGGTATACAATCTGCACCTCCTCACTGATAGTGAACCAGTAAGAAGATGGAAGAGAAGCTTTATAAACATTAGGTCTATCGAAGTCTTCAGTACCCCTTGTAACAGATATTGATGTAGTGCCAACTAAAGTACGTAGATCATCGATCCTTTTTTGATGTTGTTCAAAAGCTTCTCCCTTAACACCCGAACCACTAAACTTTCTTTTAACTTTTTCTCTTATAGCAGAATTAAGCCAATAATCATATTCTTCAGGCCTAAACCCAACAGAGTCGAGAGAATCTGTTTTGTCAATTTCATATTTAACAGCTGTATGTAAACCTAAAACAGTAGCCATTATTTTTTATCAATTTCATTCATTATAATCTGCTTAATTTCCTGGTTCTGTTTATCATCAAGGAATGCGATTGCATCTTCCATATCACGCCCGATGATTTCAGTACCATACATATAAGCATTTTTGTTCTTACGAATAACATTCTTAGCTACAGCTTCTTCAACTAAGAATTGGGTTTGTCTATTCTTATTGTTAACCCAAATATCAAGAAATTGTTGAGGATCATTCTCAACTACTTCAAACAGTTTCTGTTCTGCTTGTTCAGCACTAATATTGTCAGATTTAAATCCATACAGCCTCAGTGCTTTCCTAATATCATTAGCTGATAGTTTATCAAATTCTTTGAATGCCTTACGCTTAAGTTTAGCACCTTTATTTTCTTTCTTAGCTTCTTCATCATAATCAACGAGAACATATTCAGCAGTTGCTTTATTCTCGCTATATGAATTCTTAACCAGCTTATGACTTTTTAGGAATTTATATTTTAGTTCGTCCATAGGACTGTCCAGATTGAGTCGAAGCGGTTCAGACCCAATTCGGATGAAAAACGTGTCCCAGAACTCTGAATTTGGATTTAGGTCTTTACGTAGTTCTTCGCCTAATCTCTTCTCATCTTCCCTTGTTAAACCAGTATACCTACTGCCATCTCTTAGGAAGTAGGTGCTAATGTCTTCATGACAATTTTTATACCTAATAATGTTTGACCAAGGTTTGCTTGAAAGCGGTTCAAATGTTACTATTTTAGCCATCTCTTTTATTTAGTTTTGTTCTACATAATTAAGAGCAAGGAGTGAGGATTAACCCCACTCCGCCCTAAATTTTTAATTACTCAGCATCACAGATCAATTCTCCACTAGATGTGGGATCTTTCAGCATGATACCCTGTTCAGCCAGGAAGTTGACAGTATAACCATCCTTACCGTTTGCACGCATAGTGCTAGCGGATTTAGCATGGCCTGCTCCAGGAGCAACTGCACCAGCAACATGCCACATAACCATTTCACGATCCCTGCGAACAACCTTAGTCAGGTTGGGTTCACCATCACGACTACCGATGTCCAAGAAGGTCATACGATAGGATTCGAGAGGCTTACCAGATACAGGGTGAAGCTTACGGTTATAAGTAGTGTTGTCATACAGAGGCAGATGCTTCAGAGTCAGCTCGATACCGTTCAACATCTTATAAGTAGTAAACTGACCACCAAGCGTCAGATTCTGACCCGAACCAGTTACAAATTTGGTATCAACCAGAGTATATGCAGAAGCTTTCTCCTTCAATACACGGTCAAATTCTTTCATACCCATTTCACCAGTCAGGGCTACAAACTTACGCTCATTAGTACCCAGAATATTATAAGATAGATCGAACAGGAAGTCTTCAAGCAGATCTGCAGTCAGCTTAGTATAATATTTCCTGTTAGCCGGGGCAATTTGCTGCAGAAGTCCTGCACCAATATATACCGGTCGTCCGTTGGTTCCTTTCAACGCAGTAGTTCCATCTTCAGCACCATTGTACTTAGAATACACGAGGAAACGATCAATAGTTTCATACCACTGACGAAGAGCTACCCACTCCTGATAATCAGACCACATATACGAAGTCTTATTAGACTGCGGATCTTTCATAGCGATTACCATAACTGTGCTATAAGCGCTACCAGTAATCTCATATTTGAGACGCATAGTAGTCAGCTGGTTGCGCAGTTTAAACGGAGTTTGATAGTTCACGATGTCAGCTTCTTCACTGTATTCTTCATAAGCTGAACCTTCCCTACTTACTTGTCTACCAGTCTCCAACATTTCAGGCGGAATAAACGACTGAGGTTGACCATCAGCTACCTGAACGGTATAAACCCAATCAGTACCGTCTTGATAAGGCTCGCTCATAACACGGGCTTGGAATTCCCTATCATCAAATGCCAAAATGGCACCAGGGCCAAACCACTTTTCAGCTACCCAAATTTGAATAGGACTGCCATCGATACCAGGAGTATCATTTGATGTAATAGCAGCACCACGCCATTTAGCGTCTTTGATTGTAATAGCTTTGTCATGCTCGATAGCTACTGGCCATTCATATTCCCGATCATCAATAGTAATGGTTTTACCCATACCACTAGTCAGGAAATCAATGGTGTTGTTCTCATATCGACCAAAGATATAAGACAATACGGTAGATACCTGATGAGGCTTAGTGACGAGTGCATTTGAAAGCATATTCTCGTCAGTCAGGCCTGAAAATGTCTTGGACTTGTAAAGTTGTAGATTATTTAAAACAGTATTGTCCATTTCAGATAAATTTTAATTTTACTTATTTCTTATTAATTCGTTAGCAGTTGACTCATTTGACTTATCATATCAATGCTCGATGTCGAACCTGCTGAGCCTCCACCTGAAGTTTGGCTTTTAGATCTTTTTCCTTTGCTTTTCTTCATTCTGTTCTTAAGATTCTTAGTAGCATCTGTGTTGGCTCTTTTTTGAATTTGCTTAATAATATCATCACCTTGCATAGTGAAAAAAGCAGATTCGATTAAATTGTTATAGGATTTTGAATAGTCTTTTTGATAACCTGTCATCCCATTTGCATCTGTTTCAAACAGATAAGTCTTGAGGTCTTCTTTTTGTTTTTGTGTTAGAGGAATACCTTTAACACTTTTCATACTATCTATATTGCTCTTTACGTCTTCAATAAACTTTTGTTGCTGCTGTTCCCTCTGCTTACGTTGTTCTTCTTGTTGTTTTAATAGCTTTTCCTTCTCTTTCTCGTTATCTTTTTTTAATAACTCTAGGGAATCTTGCGCTTCTTCTTCAAGAGTACCTACATCTTCATAACGTTGTATCTTATTCTCTATATTCTCTTGAGAGAATCCTTGCTTATTAAGATGTTCACGAATAACTTTCTTTTGATTCTCAATATTATCTTCTAAGCTGATATTCTCAATACTTACATCTTGATTATAGGCTTCAAGATAGTCCTGAAGATTACCACCATTAGCAATATAATCATTCAGCTCTTTTATCTCTGGAGCAGCAAATGAATTGGCAGCACTCTGCTGCACCAAATCGTTCATATAATTAACCAGATCATTAATGGATTTAGGCTTTTGTTCTTCATCATATTCCCAACCTAATTCCTGAGCAAAAAGATCAAAGAAAGAATCTACGATTTCTTCTTCATTTGGTTCATTATCCTCTGAACCATCTGACCCCTCATCAGATTCATCTGATGATTGCGTTCCTGTCTCTTCTTCTCCTTCAGATTCTTCCTCTTCCGTTTCAACAGTTTCTTCCTCCTCTTTATTTCCAGTCTCTTCTGTTTCTTCAGTTCCTTCTGCCTGTTCTGTTTCTGTTTCGTTTTCTTCATTTTGTTCAAGGTTTTGAGTGTTATCATCTTCTTCATTATCTTGTTCAAAATATTCCGGTGGTACTTCCTGCACACTAGATGAACCAGTTTTATTGTCTATAGTGGCGGATGAGGAAGAAACCGAACTACTTTTTTCATCTGAACCAATGCCAAATACTTGTTGAAATCCATCTAGAAAATCGTTTTGACTCCCTTGTTCTTTAAAACTAATACTTTTACTATTCCCTTCCATCTCTAATAATTTTATCTATTTGTATTTTGATTTCTCATCTGCTGTGATTTAAGTTGAAGTTCACGCTGTTTAAGTTGTTCTTGTACTCTATTCTGACGCTTCTCTTCTTCAAGCTTTTCAGCTTTCTGCCTAGATTCTTCTTGCTTTAATGCTAATTGAGCTCTTTCTAGCTCATCTTTATAAGAATTTTGCATATTACTATCATCAGAATTAATAAGTGCAACTTCAACATCAGTTCTAGCAGACCTGATAGAATCTTCTTCTTTAATCCTATCTTCATTATATTTCTGTTCAAGTTCCATTTGAAGTTTCCTAAGCTCAGTTTGCTGTTCAGATTGTTGCGCTTGTTGTTGCATTTGAGTTCTACGATCTTCAATCTGTTGCAATTTCTTACTCATCTCAGGAATATTATTGGACCTAAGCATTTCAGATATTTCTGATAATGAAGCTCCTTGACCAATAGCAGATTCAGCAAGATTATGCATGATTTGTACTTTCATGTTTTCATCGCTAGAATCGCTTACAAATATATCAAAATCAGAATAAAAGAAATCATCTGTAATATCAATAAATGATCTCTTCATATCATCCATAATAAAATGCAACTTCTGCTTATTACTATCAGCCCATGCAATCTTAGCAGCATCTAATAAAGCAGAGTACAATCTCCTCTTAACAGTATTATGTTTCCAGAACAGAGGCTCAGTAACATGAGATGACTGAACAACTGAACGTTCAACATTACCTACAAGCTCACGTTGTGAAATAGAACCTTGACGTTGTCTAGAGATACCAGAAAGTTCGCCTACCATCTCTTCAATCTTATCAAGCAATTGAATATATTCAGCAACTACTTTAGACATAGTTAAATCAACACTAGACATTTGATTGAATGCAGCAGGATTACCACCTTCTCTACCTGGTACATCCCAACCCTCTTCATAAGGGTTAATAAAATTAACACCAAATGAACTTAAGTAGTGTAACCAACTCTGAATATCTAAACCTTGACTCTTAGGTATCTGTGTGATATCCATATTAAGTACCCTACCTTTATTCTGTGCCATTGCCAATTCAAGCCTATACCAAATAATAATATACATATATTGTAGAGGTTTCATGATATCTACAAGTGATACTGACTGTGAATTGTCATCATTATAAACAGCACCAACATAAGGTAGTTTATTTTGACTAGGCTCGTCAATTGAGAATTCTTGGTTTGGGATAGGCTCAACACCAACATAAATGTCACTACCTATTTTGTAACCTTCCCAAACTTCAGTAACCCATTCCCAATCAATTTCAGCTCCAATCTCTTTATCTTGTTCAGTAAGCTTATAAGTCTCATCTACAGTTTCTTCAGCTTCTTCACCTGTATCAGGATCAATATAACTTAAGAAACCTATCTTTTTAAATGACTTCCATACTACATGATACACATCTAATGTAACCGTATGAGAATCATCTAGCTCTTTAGGGCTATCAGCCAAATTAGCCCTATAAATAATTTTATCATAATTAACATCACTAGCTTTACCGCCAGTGGGTTGACCGCCAGACATTTCTAACAATCTGTCTAGATAATCACTCTCCTTCAATAAATCATAAAACCTATCATAAATAGCTGCTGGAGACATACTCATATGCCTTACAGCAAAATCACCATCTTCAATACTATCAATATCTGGACTTTTATCATAATAAAAACCTATAGGATTAACTCTTTCGCCTATAGGCTCACCATTAATAATACCAGTATAATAGATTTCTCTACCAGCTATAAGAGCATCTTTCATACCTTTAAGCAACTCATCTTGGAGATTGAGATTATGCTTAAGATATTTCAAAGTTTGATATGCTGTAGATTCAGCTATATCTGAGAAATCGTATTCAATATAGTCTTGAATAGCTTCTGGTGTCATTTGTTGACTAGAATCCATTGGCATACCTTCTCTAAGATCTGACATAACATTTTGAAACAATAGTTCAGTCATGGTTTCTTCTGCTTTTGAAGCACCATTACGATTAGTCTGAACTACTTTAAAATTATCAGGACGCTTAGATTCCTCACCAATCAACAAATCTACTTTAGGCTTAACGATATTATAATTTTGAGGAGAAGCTGGAAATCCTTCTTCTGTTTTATAAGGATCAGTTACATATTCCAGATCTTTCTCATGGAATTTACTATTATACAGATCATATTTGATCTTAAGTTCTTCATCATCTGATCCATTTAGACCTGCAACACCAATCCAATAATCCAAATTTTGCTCTTTCCAAGCTTTATTCTTTTTACTTAGTGGCAATTTTTGGACTGGTAAACTTGATCCTATTCTATCATAATTAGCCATATTACCTTAATCTATTAAAATTAAATTTCCTATCATCAGTAAAAAATCTCTTTTTGAAGAAATTATCTACTTTGGTTGTTTTTTTCTTTTCTTTAACATGTACATTGTGCAATTCCTTCTTATACAACATAACCATCATAAGTGCAATAACACGGTCAAAGTTGCCTTTATCATTATATGCTATAAGTTCTTGAAGTAAAGGAATTGACATTATCTTTTCTAAATTTTTGTGGCCAGGTGCATATTCCTCATTTAACCAATCCCGTATCTCTCGTTCGCCCCAGTCTTTAATTGCCTTGGTCATATGGATACCTTTCTTACGCTGTACTTTTGTAGTACTAATTATATCACTAATAATATCAGGTTGATTAGCTAACATGTAATCATAACCTTTAATAGCAAAATGAGCATATAAACCTTTACGCTCATTCTCATACAATAATCTAGCATTATAATATTTTAATAACTTAAGTACATTCTCGTAATATTCTTCAGCTGAATCTGGCCTACCAGTATACTCAGCTACAATAATATCATAATATTCTTCAAAAGACTGAAAGCGTTTATAGATAAAAGTACTACCTAAAGATGAGGTAGTTGATTCATCATGATCGTACGGATCACAGTTATGTCCAGTACAATAAGGGCTTATAAAAGAATGTGTCTCACAATCAAAATTATAAACAGTACCAGTATAAGTTGATTCCTTTATATCTTTTATTTGTAAATATATATAATCTAAATCATTACTAAAAAAACACCCGTCTTTAGGTCTTTGTCTAACATCTGGTAAATTACCTATATCTACTTTATTAATTTTATGATCTATTTTATCGTGTACTTCATTAACAAACTGAAGCGTAGAATGGTGTGATAATCTTAAATGATAAGTATCTAACTGTTCAACATCTCTACCTAATATAATACCTTGTTTAGAATTTCTTAATTTATTCATATTTGATATTATACCTATACTAAATAAAATATCCTGAATATCTTCTAGTAGCTCTTGGCTTACACTAACAAATTCAGTACTATAATATTTTTTATTCCTTAGTATACTACCATCAGAATCTAAATATCCTTGTAACAAATCAACTTTATATTCCCAAGGTATATATTTAACCCATTCTGGTATGTTTTTACTTGAAGCACCCAAACCAAAAGTTTCGTTTAAAAACAAAGACAATTCTTGGTGACCAAAGCTAAGTTCAATACAATTACCTCTCAACCTAGAATAAACCTTTCTATCAAATATATTATTAGCTATATTAATAAATTTATCTATATATAAATATTCATCCTTATTAAAACTTACATATATTTTATTCTTATCAGCCCATCCATCTCCTAACCATAAACCTACAAACCACCAAAAATAATCTTCATCTTCTATATTAAAAGGTAAATTATAAGGTTTATTTTTCTTATAAACATTAGGATATTTTATCCATTGACCTTCTTTAACATTTCTTACCCTAACAAAATCAAAATTAAAATTACTAGAATTTATTGTATTATTAGAGTTATAATAAGAATCACTTACATATAACGGATGTTCTTGAGTCAAAGTAGTAGTCCTATAAATATTGCTAACTTTTATTTTATAAATAGGTTCATCTTCTTTTTCATATCTTAATAGAGTATTTATATCAACTAGCTCACCTTCTTTATTTATAAGTTTATCATCTAAAGTAACATCTTCAACATTTTTTAGACCTTTATCTGTCTTAACTTTTTCACCAGGAGTTAAACAACCAGCAATATATAATCCATAAGGTGGGTCTTCAACAGGATGTTCCCATATAACAACAGCTCCGTGCTTATCATCATTTTTATCAAGTGGAAACTTAGTTATATCTTTAGAGTCTGTAGTTTGTACCCACTTAAGCCTTCCATCTGGGCCAAATTTTAAATCACCAACTTGTTTATAATTATACAATTTTTTATCTGTTTGAATTTTAGCCAACTGGTCTTGTAATTCTTTCTTTGGGAATATATTACCAGCTAATTGCAAAGTAGCTTCCATCGGTGTATTTGGATGTTCTGCTATGTGCCTATCAATTGCATTCTTATCGCCTGAATTCTGCTCAACCTTACGTCTTTCTTTATTAGTCTTTTCTATGGCTTCTTTAATCATA